CACAAACCAATATGGCAATTACAAGCGGACATATTTCCCTCTTTGCCGTAACTTGTATTTATCCTCTCATAGTCGGCTTTTACTTCACCCCAGGAGGTCGGCGATAACACTTTCGACATCACTCGACGACATTAGTCGTTGCCCCGTGCGCGGGATAACTTCGAACGAACTCGACGCGTTGAGGTCAAACATCACAAGCGAGTCCACGAGCTGTCGCTCTGCCGACTCTAACATTAATTCTCAAATTAAGGAGACAATAAATCATGGCTAATGGAGACACCTCTCCCTCACGCGTCGGTCAGATTAATTCAGCAGGAGACGTTGACGCTCTCTTTCTGAAGAAGTTTGCTGGCGAAATTCTCACGACGTTCGAAGAAAACAACGTTTTCAAGAACCTTCACACGATGCGCACCATCGAGAACGGTAAGAGCGCGCAGTTCCCCGTTACGGGCATTGCTTCCGCTTCCTACTACACTCCAGGGCAGAACATCGCTGACAGCGGTAACAGCTACTTGAGCGACATCAAGAAGAACGAAGTAGTCATCACCATCGACGACGTCCTTCTCGCTTCTACGTTCCTCAGTTCCATCGACGACCTCAAGAACCACTACGACATCCGCAGCGTTTACGCTAACGAATTGGGTAAGGCTCTTGCCGTCCGTTTCGATACCGCCATTGCAAAGGTATTCATCGCTGCCGCCCGTTCCGCCGCTACCATAACTGGTGGTAAAGACGGTGGGGTACTCGACGTATCCGCTAACGCAATGGGATCGATTGCCGATGGTTCCGACGACGCTGACAACACCGATCCTACGGGTGCAGAGCTTATCGCCGCTCTCTTCACCGCTGCTCAAGCGCTTGACGAGAACGACGTTCCTGCCGACGGACGCTTCTGCGTTCTTCGTCCGAAAGAATACTACAAGCTCATCACGGGCGGTAGCGGTTCTCTTGTCATCTCGACTTCCGCAGCGAACAAAGACGTCGGAGGCTCTGGCTCTCTTGCTTCTGGTACTGTTCCTCAAGTTGCTGGAATCGACATCTACAAGTCAACTCACATTCCTTCCACCGATTTGTCTTCGACCGCTACTGGCGACGGAGCTGCGTCCAACGACGTATTCGGCGGCAGCGGAAGCGGATACAACGGTAACTTCACCAACTCGCTTGGTATCGTTGCTCACCCATCGGCTGTTGGAACCGTCAAGTTGCTCGATCTTGCTACCGAATCCGAGTATCAGATCGAACGTCAAGGTACGCTTTTCATCGCGAAGTACGCTATGGGTCACGGAGTTCTCCGTCCCGAAGCTGCTATCGAGTTGCAGAAGTAAGCTTTAGGCTTCCTCTTGGTTGTGTTGGAGGGGCGAGGTTTTTCATATTCGTTTTGTCCTCGCTCCTCCTCACTTCCATAATTATAACAAACTTTAGATATGGCACTTACTACGAAGCTTGAAGCAGTAAACACAATGCTCGGCGTGATCGGCGAGTCTCCCGTAAACACGATTAGCGGAAGCAGTCTTCCCGTATCCGTCGTAATGGCTTTGAACGTGCTGGACGAAGTCAGTCGCGAGGTTCAATCCGAAGGCTGGCATTTCAATACGGAGTTTGAATACCCGTTGGTACGAAACTCTTCCAATCAATTTTCTCTTCCGACCAATACGCTGAAGATCGATACTCCTATTGACAAGTATACGGACATCGACGTCGTACAGCGCGGTACTTCTTTGTACGACAGGAAGAACCATACCGACGTCTTTAACGAAGACTTGGAGGTAACCATAACTTTCGAGCTTGCGTTCGAAGACTTGCCTCAACAGTTCCGTACCTACATCAACATCAAGGCCGCCCGTAAGTTTGCCAATCGCTTTCTTGGGTCGCCTGAGATCGAATCATTCACTTTGAGAGACGAGATAAACGCCAAAGCAACGGCGGTAGATAGCGACTCTGAAAACGCAGACCGAACCATATTCGACAATTACGACGTATTACGCGTCATTGACAGGTAATGCCTTTAATCACAACTTCCGTACCGAATCTCGTACAAGGGGTTTCGCAACAGCCTGACAATCTACGTCACGCAGGACAAGCGGAATCACAAACGAACGCTTTAAGCTCAGTCGTGGACGGACTTACGAAGCGTCCCAATACGGAGTTCGTCAAAGCGGTTGACACGGTTTCATTACCTACCAAGACTCACGTCTTCAAAAGGGACGCCGATACCCAACACGCTTTTCTATTCAGTCGCAATGCTTCGACTACCTCCTTGAAAGCGGTTGACTTGGGCGACGGAAACGAAATAACGGTATCGATCAGCA